GTGCCTTGGGCCCGCGTCGGCGACAACGCCGCGACCTACCCCCCGCTGCTGTCCGTCGCCGGCGTCAAGGGCGCCGACGAGCGCACGGTCAACGAGGTGGCCGGGTTCGTGTTCCGCTGCGCCTGGCAGGTCGCCGCACACACCACGGACTACGTGATCGACATCGGCACGGTGCAGATGATCGGCGGCGCGAGGTGGTCCGAGCTCGTCAAACTCGCCGAGCGGGTCAAGCTCCTCGAGCGCACCCGGGTCAACGGGCTGCTCGCCTGGCGGCTCGTGGAGAAGGACGACTTCATCCACATCCGCACGGTGGCGGAGATGGAGTGGAACAACCGGCAGCGCAACGACACCCGCGACCCGCGCCTGATGGTCCCGATCCGTCAGCGCGACGGCGACCAGTGCCGGTGGTGCCGCATCGTCGTGGTGTGGTCGGGGCCGTCGAACAACCGGTCGGCCACGGTCGACCACCTGGTGCCCGGCGAGGCGGCCACGGTCGACACCGCGGTGATCGCCTGCTGGGAGTGCAACCACGCCCGCAACGACGACCGCTCCGGCAAGTGGGAGGCCGAGCATGCCGTCTTCCCGCCGCCGGTCAAGCCGCTGTACGGGTCGGCGACGGTGAAGTACCTGTTCGAGAACGCGGGCGTCGTCGTCGAGCAGAACATCGGCCGGCCTCGCAAGACGGTCGAGCGAGCCAGCGACCCCGACACCGCACGGACCACGCAGCCGCACGGCGCGTCTCCAGTGCGACCGGGCGGCGCGGCTACCGCTCCCGCCACCGATCCGCTGGCCGGCGCACCGCCAGGTGAGTCGTCGCGTGTCGTTCACGACTCGCCCTCCGACGAGTTCGAACTCGCCGGGTCGGGTCGGGTCGGGTCGGACTCGGGTAGTGACGGGCTGGGTAGTGACGGGCTGGGTAGTGACGGGCTGGGTCGCTCTCGGCGTCGTGGTCGTCGTGGGAGTGGACGATGAGCGCCCCAGCCTTGACGATCGAGGACATCCGCACCCGGCTGGTCGATCGCCTGGACGAGCTGCTCGAGCCTCGCACGGTGCGTACCCGGCGGTGGGTGCATCGGGTGGGGACTGATGCCCTGGTGCCCGAGGATGTCGAGGTGCGGATGCCCGGGCTGCTGGGTCAGCTGGCGCGGGGCAACCCGTCGTCGACGGCTGGCCGCTCGTCGTCGTCGGGCGGGTCTCGTCCGCCGGGTTCACTCGTGGCGGCTGACACGCTGCTGATGATCGACCGGGAGGCGCGGCCGTTGGCGGCGCAGCTGGTGGCCCTGCGGGTGCAGGCGGCGATCGATGGTGTGCAGCTGGTGGCTCACCCGCGCCGGCTCATCGACGCGGTGCGGATCATCCGGGGCTTCGTCCCTGACCTGGACCGGGCGTGGCTGCACAGCGTCGACCGGACGGTGGAGCGCTGGTGGGTGCATGCCCGGGTGACGACGACGTGGGACGACGCGCCGCTGCGGCCGCATGTGCCCTGCCCGGCCTGCGGAAAGGTCGGCGGGCTGCGTGTGGTGCCGGAGCCGCTGACGATGGCGTGCCTGGACTGCGGCGGCGCATGGGAGGGCAGCGAGGCCGACCTCGCCGCCGTGGCCAGCGACACGCGACACGCCGCTTCGGCCGCCGGGTCCAACGAGCAGGAGCCGGTCGCGCGCTAGTGTGCACCTCGGTGGGTTCGTCATGCCCACGAGGCCTCAGCCGGTTCGGCTGGGGCCTTCGTGCTTCCCGGGGTTGGGCATGCCCCGGGGTGCAGGACCGCCTCGGCGTGGCCGGGTGCAGCTGGCGGGCGGCGAGGGGTCGCCGGGTCGAGCCTCTAGCGGTCGGAGGTCCCGCCAGCCTTCGGGGGGTGCGTGGTGCTCAGCGAGTGGGATCCGCGTCGCGGTCGTCAGGGTCGCACGTGGCGGCGCCTAGTCCAGCAGCTCTGCCCGCCGGGCTCGGTCTGCCAGGCGACCCCGTGCCGGTACCTGCGCGAGACGGACGGACTGATCCTCTTCGGCCTGCGGCACAACCACCCGTGGGGTCCGAGCCTGCACCACCTGGTCTCGCCTCTCGACGGCGGCCACCCGACCGACCCGCGGAACCTGGTGCCGGCGCACTTCGGGTGCAACGCGTCGATCGGTCGCCCAGGTGCTGGTCGAGGCCTTGCGGGCCGGCCCCGGTCACGCGACTGGCCGCCCCTCGACCTGTCGTGACGCGCGGATTTTTCAGTTCGCGCCATTGTGGGCGACCGCCCCATCGACCTTTTTTTCTCCCCCCACTTGATTGCCCGGCGTGGGGCCTCACACGCGTGTGACCTGCGGCGATGTCTCACACGCCGGACGCGGGGAATGGTCGCGGCGGCGTCCGTTCGGACGGTCCAAAGCGATTTGCGGGTGAAGAACGGGGGTGCGTGATGGCGCGCGAGATCTCCAACCACGGCGCCTCGGGCTACCGGCAGGGCTGCAAGTGCGGGGTGTGCCGCGGCGCGCACGCGGACTACGTGCGGGACTGGCGGGCGCGTCGCCGCGCCGCCGCGGCGGCCGCGGCGAACGCCGACAGCGAGCCGCTCGTCGTCACGACGCCTCCGACCGAGCCGGTCGTCACGCCCGCGGGCCTGAACATGAGCGCGCCGAACGGAGTGCTCGAGGCGGCGCTGCTGGACGACCTGCGGGAGCCGGACGACAAGGTTGCGTTCCGACACACGTACATCGGGATGGCCCGGCTGAACGCCCGGATCCTCGACCAGGCCGCCACGATCGACCGTCTCGACTTGGTCTCGCCGCTGCAGCTGCGTCAGTTCGAGCTGCTGCAGCGCATCGCCCTGCTCGGGTTCAAGGGGCTGGACGACGCGGGCGCCGGCGCCGGCCACCACGGCGAGGCGGACGGTGTCGCGGCCGAGGCTGAGGCGATACTCGCGGCGATCGAGCAGGAGGGACGCGGCAGTGAGAGCGGGCGGCAGGCCTGAGGCCGTTCCCCTGCACTCCACCGAACGCAACCCAACCCGGGACACGACCGGCGGCCGCATCGCTGCGGTGTCGGCTCGCATGGGTGAGCCGTTCATCCCCTGGCAGCGCGACGCCGCCGACATCATCGGTGAGATCGACCCGCACACGGGCGACCCCTGGTACCAGGAGTACCTGATCGTTGGCGAGCGGCAGATCGGCAAGACGACGCTGGTCCGCGCGAAGCTCACCGACCGCTGCCTGTTCACCCCGCGGGCGACGGTCCGCTACACGGCGCAGAACCGCACGATGGCGCTGATGCGCCTCGAGACGGACATGTGGTTCCCGATCAGTGCCAGCCCGCTCCGCTCGTTCCTGGACTTCAACGTCGGCAAGCGGTCGAAGAAGCCGGGCCTGTCGGGCAAGGGCGGCCAGGAGCACATCGCGTTCGCCAACGGCGCCGGCTGGTGGATCGACTCCGTGAAGGCCACCTCGGGCCACGGTCCGAAGCTGCACGAGGCGGCGATCGACGAGGCCTTCGCCCACTCGGACGCCCGCCTCGAACAATCCGCGCGACCGGCGATGAACAACGTCGCCGCCTCCCAGCTCGGCGTCATGTCGGCCGCCGGCGACGCGTCGTCGACGTACCTGCGGGACAAGCTCGACACCGCGATCGCCCGGCTCGAGCTCGAGCAGTCCAGGCCGATGCACGAGCGCACGTCGCGCACGGCCCTGATTCACTACGCCGCACCACGCGACGCCGACCGTGAGGACCCCAACACCTGGTGGACGTACCACCCGGGCCTGGGATACCTGACGACCGAGGCGAAGTTCCAGGGTGCGCTGGAGGGCTTCGCCGCCAACCCGGAGGAGTTCGACCGCGGCTACCTCGGCTGGTGGCCGGCGGCGAAGGTGCCTGACCCGGTGATCCCTCGGCTGGCGTGGGCCGATGACAAGCTCGACGAGGACGAGATCGACTGGCGGGGCGAGCCGGTCTGGGGCGTGGACGTCTCCCCCGACCGCGACTGGTCGGCCGTCGGCATGGCGGCCCGCCACCCCGGACGCCGCGCGTACCTCGAGGTCCTCGACCACGAGCAGGGTACCCACTGGCCGGTGCGTCGCCTCGTGCAGCTGCGTGCCCAGTTCGGCGGCAACGTCGTCGCCCTCGACGGCAGCGGCGGGGCGGGCGCGTTCGAGCAGGACCTGAAGGACGAGGACTTCGACGTCGTGCGACTCAACACCGGCGAGAAGGCCGACGCGTGCGGCGCGTTCTACGACGACGCGCTGACCAAGCTCCTGGCGCACGGCGGCGACCCCGTACTGAACGCGGCCCTGTTCTCGGCCGTCAAGCACCGCGTGGCCGACCGCTGGGTGTTCAGCCGCGGCCGCTCCCTGCAGGACATCACCGCCCTGTACGCGGTGCTCCTGCCCCGCTACGTGCTGGCCCGCCAGCTCGGCGACGACTACGACCCGGACGGGTCGACCTTGTGAGGAGGCCTCGTGGTTGCCGCGATCACCGACGTGCTCGACCTGCTCGGCCTGCTGCTGCTCGTCGCCGCGCTCGCGGTCTGGGCCTGGGCGTGGCATCCGGCGGCCGGCTTGGCCGTAGCGGGCGCGGGACTGCTGCTGGTCTCGGTGGTGCTGAGCCGCGTCGAGCGTCGCAACACGAGAGGAGGCGGGCGGTGAGCCTTCTCCGTCGCGACCAGGTGGCGTACGGCACCCCGCAGGAGTGGCTGGCTCGCTCGCGTGCTTCGCGCCTGGGGGCTCCGGTCACATCGACGTCGGCGATGCGCAACTCGGCGTACTGGGCGGCGCTACGGCTGCGGTCTGAGCTGATCGGGATGCTGCCAGTCGACACGTACCGCCGCATCGCGGGCGAGAACATCGACGTCGACGTCCCGAGTCCGATGTCGATGGTGCAGCCCTCCTCGTACGGGGCCGGTCAGCCGATGGGCATCGGACAGTGGATCTCCTCCACGCAGATGGACCTCGACCGGTTCGGCAACTGCCTGGGACTGATCGTCGCTCGCGATGCGTTCGGTCTGCCGGCGGTCGTCGACCCGGTGCCGTTCGAGGACGCGGCGATCCACACCAAGGGCAGCAAGGTCGTCGGCTACCGGCTGGGCCGTTCCGACTACACGACGATCGAGGTGTGGCACGAGCGGGCGTACGTGCCCGCCGGCTCGCCGATCGGGCTGTCGCCCTTGGCCGCAGCGGCCTGGTCGCTGCAGGCTTCCTTGTCGGCGCAGGCGTTCGCGATCGCATGGTTCCAGGGGTCAGCGGTGCCGTCGGGCGAGCTGGTGTGGAACAAGGGCGAGCTGGACGCCGTCCAGGCAGAGACCCACAAGCGGCGCTTCATGACCGCGGTGCAGTCCGGTGAGCCGTTCGTTCACGGCAAGGACTGGACCTACAACTCGTTCGGCGCGAAGGCCTCTGAGGCGGCGTTCCTGGACCAGCAGAAGGGCGCGGCGTCCGACGTCTGCCGCTACATCGGCGTGCCCGGCGACATGGTGGACGTCCCGGTCGACGGGTCGTCCGTCACCTACGCGAACGTCACCCAGCGCAACCTGCAGCTGATGGTGATCAACCTCAACGCCCCGATCGTGCGCCGAGAGACCGCGCTGTCGCAGTGGCTGCCCAGGCCGCGGTTCGTGAAGCTCAACTCCGACGCCCTGCTGCGAATGGATCCCCAGCAACGTGAGCAGATCCTGCTCAGCCGGGTGGCCGGCAAGGTGCTGGCTCCCTCCGAGGAGCGGGCGCTGAACAACCTGCCGCCCTTCACCCCTGAGCAGATCGACGAGATGAAGACGCTGCAGATCATCGGCGAACCAGCCAAGCAGCAGCCGAAGACGACGGGAGGCATCCAGTGACCACGATTCGTGAGGCCGCACAGGCCCGTGCCGAGGCGATGAAGCGGGCGGCGGACCGGCCCACCCAGCGCCGGTGCGCTGCCGATCCGCACGCCTCGTCGCGTGTCACGGCACGCATGCTGGGCGTCGAGCTGCGCGACCAGCCGGACACGGGCCTGCTGACCTTCGAGGGGTTCGCGTCGGTCACCGGTGTCGGGTACGAGATGTGGGACTTCTTCGGTCCCTACACCGAGCAGGTCGTGCCCGGCGCGTTCGCCGCGACCCTGGCTCAGCCGGACCTCGACGTTCCCCTGGTTCTGGCTCACGACTCGCTGCGGCGCATCGCTCGCACCACCAACGGATCCCTGAGCCTCGACGAGGTTCTCACCGGGCCGAAGACGGGCCTGCACGTGCTGGCCCCCGAGCTGGACCCCACGGACGCTGACGTGGCGTACATCGTCCCGAAGCTGCGGTCCGGCCTGGTCGACGAGATGTCGTTCCGCTTCGTCATCAACTCGGGCGCCTGGTCGCCGGACTGGATGGAGTTCCACATCGAGTCCGTCGACATCCACCGCGGCGACGTCGCGATCGTCGGCTACGGCGCCAACCCCGCCACCGCTGGCTCCGGCCTGCGCGCTGCGAAGTCCGGCCGCCAGGTTGTCGACCTGGCCGACCTGCAGCCGTACCGGGCCCGATGACGCGCACCCCGGCGGTCCGTCTCGACGACGATGGCCGCCACATCCTGTGGTCGCACGAGTGCAACTTCCTTGACCTCGCCTCGGCCGGCATCGCCGGACGCGAGCCGTCGTTGTGGCACCCGGACGTGCTGCTTCCGCTGAACGACGACCGCGGCTGGCGCGTCGAGTCCACCGATCCTCTGACGGTCTCGCCGTCGATCCTCTGCGGATCGTGCGGCACGCACGGCTTCTGGCGCGACGGGCGCTGGATCAGCGCCTGACAACCCCCGCTCGCCTCCACCGACTGCCGCGCCTGAGGGCGCGGTGCTGCCCCTCGTGCTTCGCGCATCGCCCACCCGCGGCTCTGCCCTGGGCGGCTCTTGCCTCTGGCTGGAGGGCGACCACCTCACCAACCATGAAGGGAGCACGACGATGACGCTGGAGCAGCTCATCGCCCAGCTGCGCGGCCAGGTGGCCGCCAAGCTGGAGAACCGCGCGAACATGACCGACGAGCTCGCAGCGATCCGCGCGAAGGACGCGGTCGACCCCGCCGACGAGGCCAAGGCCGAGCAGCTGCGCACCGCGAAGACGGCGCTCGACGGCGAGATCTCGGCGCTCAACGACCGGGTCGTCAGCCTCGAGACCGAGCTCGCCGCCGACCAGGCGGCACAGCGCTTGCAGTCCGAGCGCACCCCGGGCGCCAAGCCGCCGAAGTACGACCAGGTCGCCCGCGTCGAGACCGAGCCGCGCGTCTACACCGCGCACACGGCCAAGAGCGGTACGTCCTTCTTCTCCGACCTGTACCGCGACCAGACGGGCCGGGGCGACTCGCAGTCCCGTGACCGCCTGGCGCGTCACCAGCGCGAGGTCGAGGTGCACGGCGAGAACCGCATCCAGTCGCGCGGCGGGGAGTATGAGGGCCTGGAGCTCGCCGGCGGCCCCCAGCAGATCCGTGCGATGACGACCTCCTCGGTCGGCTCGCTGGTGCCGCCGCAGTACCTGCTCGAACTGGCGGCCCCGATCGCCCGCGCCGGGCGCCCGACGGCCAACGTCGCGGTCCACCTGCCCCTGCCCGAGCAGGGCATGACCCTCACCGTCCCGCGCGGCACGACCGGTGCGACGGCGGGCGTGCAGGCCAGCCAGAACACCGCGCCGTCGCAGACGGACGGGGCCTGGACGGACCTGACGATCCCGGTGGGAACCGTCGCGGGGTCGGCGAAGCTCTCCCGCCAGACCCTCGAGCGCGGCGGCGTCGACGTCGACACCCTGGTCTTCACCGACATCGCCGGCGCCCACGGCGTCGCAGTCGACGGCCAGGTCCTCTCCGGTACCGGCTCCGCGGGACAGGTGCTCGGCCTGCTCAACACCGCCGGCATCACCCAGATGTCAGCTTTCACGGCCGCTGTCTCCATCCCGACGCTGTACTCGAAGCTGGCCGGCGCGATCGCCGCGGTCGGCGGCGGGCGGTACCTCGCGCCCGACACGGTGATCGCGCACGTGCGTCGGTGGGGCTGGCTCACCTCGCAGATGGACTCGACGAACCGGCCGCTGGTCGTGCCGCGCGCGTGCGGCCCGCTCAACGCGCTCGGGGTCTGGGACGGTCCGCTCGACCCGCCGTCGACGGCCGCGGCCGGCGAGATCCAGGGCCTGCCGTGGATCACCGACGCGTCGGTGCCCACGGCCGTCGGGACCGGCCCCGAGGACCAGGTGATCGTCGGGCGGCGCGCCGACTGGCTCCTCTGGGAGGAGGGCGACGGCATGCCCCGGCAGCTGAAGTTCGAGGCCAACGGCGCCGACACGATGTCGGTCCTCCTGCTCTCGTACTCCTACATCGCGTTCACCGCCGGCCGGTACCCGCTCGCAACCGCGGTCATCGGCGGCAACGCCGGTTCGGCCGGCTTCGGCCTCGTCGCGCCGACGTTCTGACGCACCGACGCGGTGGCCCCAGGCACACGCCTGGGGCCACCGCACCCCAGCACGACCAGACCCCCTTGACGGCAAAGGAGCACGACCATGGCGTTCGACGACATCCCGGACGACATCAAGAAGAACTACGAGCAGCTCATCAAGGACCGCGGCTGGGACCACGAGACCGCGGCCGCGAACTACGAGCAGGCGGACCCCCGCCTGGCGGCGTACCTCCGCTCGCTCGGCACCGACGACCCGAAGACCGAGCCGAAGGGCCGCAAGGGCTCCGCTCGCTCCAAGGTCGCCGAGGCCACCACCCCGCCCACACCGCCCGCGGCTCCCACCCCGCCGGCCACGGCCGACGGCAGCACCCCGCCGGCGACGCCTGAGCGGGCCTGAGCCTCGTGGCGTGGCCGATCACCGCGGCTGACATCCGCGAGGCGCTCAAGGGCGTCACCGCCGCGGTGGTCTCCGACGCCGAGGCCGACCGCTGGGCGGAGGTGGCGATGACCCGCATCGAGGACGAGGTCGGCCTGTGCCGCGGCCAGACGGGCCAGTTCTGGTACTCCCGGTCGTGGCGTGAGCGCCTCGAGGTGGTGCTGCCGCAGAACGTGGCCTCGATCCAGTCGGTCACCGTCGACGGCCTGGCCGTCGGGTACACGTTCGACCCGCCGGCGAGCATCGTCGGCCCGATCCCGCCCGGTCTGCTGGCGGTGTCGTGGACCGCTCCCCCGACGGCGGCCGCGAACATCGAGGAGGCGGCGATCACGTTGGCCGCGTTCCTGGCTCGTCAGCGCAAGATCAGCGATCGGCGCACCGGGGCGACGACCTCGGACGTCCCGCAGGGCTTCGCGCTGCCGAACGCGGTCGTCGAGCTCATCGGCCGGCGTGCCGCCGACAGGGGCGGGTTCGCATGAGCCCAGCCCCTGCCGGCGGCCCCGGCACCTACCCGACCGTCGCTGACGCGGCCTCCACCGTGGTGGCCGCGCTCCTCACCGCCTGCCAGGCGGCGCTGGCGAACGTCGTCGACGCGGACCTGGTGAAGGTCGTGCCCGGCTACTACTTCCCGCAGATGGCGCCCGACCAGGTGACGGTCGAGTTCGTCGCGTCCGCGACCGTCGAGGGCCCGGCGACGTCGACTCTGCGTACCCACCACGAGCTGACGTTGCAGGCGACGTTCGACGTCGAGCGCATCACGGACGACCAGTCGGTGACGCGCGGGCGCGCGTTGGCGTTGATGGCCGCGGTCGAGACCTACGTGAACGTGACGAGCCCGACGCTGGACGGCGCGGTGGTCTGGTGCCGCATGGCTGAGTCGCGCACGGCCACCTCGACCGACGAGACCAGTTCGGGTGATGGCATGGTCACCGAGATCCAGGCGACGTTCACCGCCCGGGTGATCGTCCGCAACGCGTGAGGAGGATGCCGTGAAGTTCCGCAACATCTCCGGCGTCGACCTCGAGGTCCCGGCCGCTGGCGTGATCGTGCCGGCCGGCCAGGTGCTCGACGTCGACGGACCGCTGGCCGATGGCATGGCCGGCCAGGACAGCGTGTGGGCGCCCGTGGTGGCCCGCACGAAGACGAAGAGCAAGGCGCCGGCCGACCCGCCGACGCCCACGGTCTGATCGAGCTGAAGGAGCATCGTCATGACGCTGCAGTCCGACTTCCAGGTGGGTCTGGGGCTCGAGTCGTCGTACGGCACCGCCGTGACGACCTCCCGCTTCTACGAGGCCGACTCGTCCCTGGGCCAGAAGATCTCCCGCACTCAGGGCCGCGGCTACCGTCCGGGTCGCCGGGTCGCCCGCGCGGACCGCGCTGTCCCGACGAAGTACGAGGTGACCGGTGACATCGAGGTCGACGCCTCGAGCCGCAACCTGGGCATGCTGCTCAACGCGTTCTTCGGTGCGGTGACGGTCAACCAGGACGGCGCCACGACGGTCTACCAGCAGGTCCACACCCTCAAGCAGGCCGACTTCCTGAACTCGTACACGATTCAGCAGGGCGTGCCCCGGCTCGGGTCGACGGTGGACGCGTTCACGTTCCCGGGGTGTGTGTGCACCGACCTGGAGGTCACGGCCAAGTCGGGCGACATCGCGAACATCAAGACCAGCTGGGTCGGCCGTGGCGACGTGAGCACGGCCACCGCGCTGGCCACCGCGTCGTTCCCGGCCAGCCAGGAGCTGCTCACGTTCGTCGGCGCGAACCTGTCGGTGGGCGGCACCCTGACCGCGGCGACCACCACGACCAAGGCGTCGATGACCACGCCGATCGCGGCGTCGATCCAGTCTCTGACGCTGAAGCTGAAGAACGACGTCGACTCCGACGGGTACAACCTCGGCGGTGCCGGCAAGCGGTCCCGCCCGCCGGCGGCCAAGGGCGCGTCGGACGGTGTGATCAGCGGATCTTTCGTCCTGGAGTACACGCTGCGTGACCTCGTCGACGCCTACATGGCGCAGGGCTCGCTCGCGCTGCTCGTCGAGTTCGCCGGCCTGGCGGACATGGTGACCGGGCAGAAGCCGCTCCTGCAGTTCGCGATCCCGGCGATCAAGCTCGACGGCGACCTGCCCAAGGGCAACAAGGGCGACGTCATCACGGTGTCGCACTCGTTCACCGGTCTGGACCCGGTCGGCGGCGCCGAGCCGATCCAGGCGGTGTACCGCTCGCTCGACACGGTGGTCTGAGGGTGGCCACGAGCTCGTCGCCCCAGGCGCTGGTGCTCGGCTTCGACATCAAGGAGGACCTGCGCGGCTTCTTCGCCGACCTCAAGCAGGTCAATCCGAGGATGGCCACCGCGGTGCGGCGCAAGATGCGCCGCTCCGGGGACGTGGCGATCGCCGCGATGACGGAGATCCTCGACGAGTACAAGGGCGGCGTGACGGTCGGCAAGACGTACCACGCCGGCACCGACGCGGCCGGCCGCAAGCGTCATCACCTGGTCCTGGACACCGTCAACCGGGAGGCGGCGCGCTCGCGGCTGGACGGGCGGGCCCGCCGCGACATCGAGTCGGGGCTGAAGTTCCGGGTGCAGGCCAACCAGTACCGCACCACGGTGCGGCTGACCTCCTCCAAGGGTGAGCTGCGCAAGGCGCTCAACCGCAAGCACTCGTGGCGCCACCCGGTGTTCGGTGATCGCGAGGTGTGGATCGAGCAGCCGGCGGACAACTACTTCAGCCGCGGCGCGTGGGGTACGGCCAGCCAGCTGCGCAAGGACCTGATGGACGCGATCGCCGAGGGCCTGGCCCTCATCGAAGCCAAGAGGTACGAGGGAGCCTGATGTCTCGACTGCTGTTCAAGGGCCCGCAGGGCCGCCCGTGGGTCGGTAAGACGCTGCGGATGATCACGCCGGACGACGCCCGCAACCGGGATCTGTGGGAGCTGCAGACGCAGTCGGGGTTGACGATGCCGGCGATCAACGAGTTCTTCGCCGGCGAGAAGACGGTGCTGGGGCCTGCCACCGCGGTGATCCAGTTCCTGACGCTGCGCAACGCGGGCTTCATGGTCGACTGGGACGAGGTCCTCGACATGGGGCCGGCCGACTTCGAGGAGATCGTCGAGCCCGAGCTCGAGGAGGCGCCGGACCCTACGGCGCCGGCGGGAACCGTTCCCGCCGGCGAGCCGAGCGACGCGCCGCCGCCGGCGCCCAAGGCGTCGGGGTCCCGGCGGTCGCCCTCGAGCCGTGGCTCGCGACCTCGGTCCGCCGCCGGCTCCTGATCCTCGCCGAGCTGTGGAACCTGACCCCGGACGACGTGTGGGCTCTGCGGTTCGGCGACTGGGTGATGTTCGCCACCGCCGCCGACAACACCAGGGCCGAGCTCGACAGCCGCAAGAACTCCAGGAGGTGACCTCGTGTCGGCACAGCTGATCTTCGACCTCATCGCCAACGACAAGTCCGGCAAGACGGTCGACTCCTTCGCGGGCAAGGTCACCGGCACGATCGGCGGGGCGTTCAACAAGCTGAGCTCGACGGTCGGCGGGGAGTTCGGCGACGTCCTGGGCAAGGTCGGCTCGATGATCGAGGGCATCGGCGGCAAGACGAAGACGACCGCGGACAAGCTCGGCCTGGTCGGCGGCGGCGTCGTCGGTCTGGGTGCGGCGATGTCGATGTTCTCCTCGTCCAACGTGCAGGCCGACAAGCAGCTGGAGGCCGCCTTCACCGGCGCCGGCGAGTCGATCGACGACTACCGGGCCCGCATCGACGAGACGGTCAAGGCCAACCAGAAGTTCGGCAAGTCGGACGACGACACCAAGAACGCGTTGGCCACCCTCACCGAGGTCCTCGGCGACCCGACGAAGGCCCTGAACGACATGGGCCTGGTGGCCGACTACGCGGCCGCCAAGCACTCGTCGCTGCAGGACGCCGCCGACACCCTCGGCAAGGCTCTGGGCGGCGGGTCGACGAAGGCGTTCACCGCGTACGGGGTGCAGATCAAGACCGCCGCGGACGGCACGAAGGACATCGACGGCGCCGTGGCGGAGCTGTCGGGCAAGCTGCAGGGGCAGGCCGCGGCCAGCGTCGACACGTTCGCCGGCAAGGTCGGCGTGCTCAAGACGCAGGCCGAGGACACGGCGGCGGACTTCGCGGCCAAGCTCGGCCCGGCGGTCACGATCGCCGGCGGCGCGCTGACCGGGTTCTCCGCGGTGATGCAGATCGCCTCTGCGGTGAAGACCGCCCACGCGGTGGCTGCCGCGGCCGCGACGGCGGCGACCCAGGCCGAGTCGGTGGCCACCGGCGAGGCAACGGTCGCCCAGACCGGTTTCAACGTGGCGATGCTGTCCAACCCGGTCACGTGGATCGTGCTCGGTGTGGTGGCCCTGATCGCCGCGATCGTGCTGCTGGCCACCCACTGGGACAAGGTCAAGGAGGCCGGCGCCGCGGCGTGGGATTGGATCAAGGGCGCCTGGTCGTCCGCCGGTGAGTGGTTCTCCGGCATCGGCGACCACATCGCCGGCATCTTCACCAGCCTGCCCGACAAGCTCAAGACGGTCGGGACCACCGTCGCGAACGTGCTGACGTGGCCGATCCGCACCGAGTTCAACGGCCTGGCGGACATCTACAACGATTCGATCGGCAAGATCCACGTCACGCTGCCGAGCTGGCTGGGCGGCGCGTCGTTCTCCATGCCGCAGATGCCCCACATCCCGGCGTTCGCGTCGGGCGTCACGGGTTTCGGTGGCGGCCTGGCCTGGACCGGTGAGGACGGCCCCGAGCTCGCCTATCACCCGGCCGGGACGAACGTCTACCCGGCAGGCAACGCGGCCCCGGTGCAGCTGCGCCGTGAGGACCTGGACTACCTGGCCGACCGGCTCGCTGCCCTCATGGGTGTCGCCTCCCGCGACGCGGCGGTCCGCACCCTGAAGGCGGCCCTGCGGTGAGCGTCGCCCTGGCCGCCACCCTGGTCGGGTCGAGCGACCCACAGAAGGTCATCCTGTCGATCACTGGCATGACGACCGGTGCCAGCTGGTCGATCGCGGCCTCCACGGCGGGGGCGTCGTGGACCGTTCCCGGTGCTCAGGGCGTCTCGAACGGCTCGACCGTCACCCTCGTGGACGACCGCTGCCCCACGAATCAGACTGTCAACTGGGCCTTGACAGTCAATGGGGCGATCGCCGCGACCGCGACCCTCACGGTCCCGTGCGGCTCACCCATGGTCCTCACGTCCCTGGACGGTGCCACCGTCGCGGCAATCGACCTGGCCTCCGGTGAGCTGCCCCGCACCGGCTCCCCTCGGGTGGCGGTCGTACGTCCGGCAGGCCGGGGCTCGGGAATCCCGTTCTCCGACATCGCCGGCGGCGACAGCTGGAAGTGGGACCTGGAGGTCGACGGTCCGAACAGTGCCCTGCTGGACGCGATGCTCGGTACCGGCAAGCCGCTGGTGATGCGCTCCTCCCCCGGCTACGGCGACCTGTCCGGGACGGTGATCCTGCAGCCGACGGCCTGGGACAGCTCGCTGCTGTCGCCCCTGTCGAGGTGGCGCACGTGGCACCTGTCCGCCGAGGAGATCGACGAGCCGGAGCCGAGCACCGCCCAGGTCGCCTTCAGCTGGGACTACATCGACGCCCTCGGCTTGACGTGGGACCAGTTCGACGCCCTGGCCCTCACGTGGGACCAGCTCGACGCGTTCGATTGGAGCACGCTGGCATGATCGCGCTCGCGGGCCTGACCAGCGAAGTCCTTGCTGGTGCGCCACGGTGGGGCTGCAAGATCTCCTCGTGGCTGGGCAGCACGTTCCTGCGGGACGTGCCGATCGTGTCCGGCAAGCTGACGAGCAAGACCACCACGGACGTCCTGCACACCCTGTCGATCACGGTCCGCCGCTTCGACCACGGCTTCGACTGGCGTCCCGGGTCGGACCCGCTGCACCCGCTGGCCCGCTACGGCCAGGAGCTGGACGTGTCGGTGCTTGTCGGGTCGGCGGTCAGCGACCAGGTCTGGACGGTCCGCAAGGCCCGCGTCCTGATCACCGACTGGGACGACGACGACAACGGCAACGTGGTCGTCACCGGCGAGTCGCGGCTGCGGCGCATCAAGGACGACAGGCCGGCGGTGCCGCTCGTGCCGGCGACGGGCGGCACCCTGGCCTCTGAGGCGCTGCGGATCCTGCCCCCGGGCATGGGTCTGGCGGTCGATGCGACGCTGGCGGACCGGGCGGTGCCGTCGACGATGGTGTGGGGCACGGACCGGCTGGCGGCCCTGCAGGACATCGCCACCGCGTGGCCGGCACTGCTACGGGTCGACACCTGGGGGCAGATCGTCATGGCGGCGCCCCTGCCACAGGTCCCCACGCCGGTGTTGACGCTCACCGACGGCAAGGGCGGCACCGTGGTGGCGGTCCCCCGTTCGGACACCCGGTCCGGCTCGGCGAACCGCATCGTGGCCCGCTCGAGCGCTTCAGGGGCAGAGGACGTGCAGGCGGTCGCGGAGCAGGCCACAGGACCGATGGCTGTCACCGGCCCGTACGGGGCCGTGACGACCGAGTGGAGCAGCCCGCTGCTGGGGAACGTCGCGCAGGCGCAGGCGGCCGCGGCGACCATGCTCGCTCGCTCGCTAGTGTCCGCCGCGATCTTGCCGGTCGTGCACGCCCCGGATCCGCGCCTCGAGCTGGACGACCCGGTGGCCGTCGTGCGTCGTGGTGAGCCGCTGTGGGGTTGGGTGACGGGCACCGAGCTGCCGTTGACGGTGTCCGACATCGGCTCCGGGCAGCGCACCGATGTGGGGGTGGGGACGTGAGCAGCGGTCTCGACGTGCTCGGTGCGCTGTCCGCGTCGATGCCGCAGGCTCCCGGCCCGGGCGAGGATCCGGGCCTTGTCGTGGTGGGCACCGTCTACGCCATCGACGTGCCCAACGTTCGGGTCCAGGTGATGATCCGGGGTGCGCTCATGTGGTTGCCAGCCGAGCCTGGCCGCTACCGGGTTGCTGCGACCACGCTGAGCGTCTCGCAGGGCAAGGCACGCGTCCTGGTCTCCTCCACGACGGGTCGCCCGGTCCTGGTCCTTGGACCGGTGGACTCGGATGCCGCTGTCCAGGCCGGCACGGTCACGGCGACGGCGAGCTCGCCGCCCACGGTGACGCTGACGCTGCGCGGCGTGTCCCGCACCCTGCCGGCGATCCCCTCGACGTACACCGTCAGCTCGCAGGCCTGGGTCCTGACCGACGACTGGGGCACCCCGGTTCTCGTGCTCGGGCCGACCACCGCCGCCGCCGACGGAACCCCGACAGCCCCGACTCCGCCACCAGGCGCGACCACGGTCGCGTTCACGACGACGATCTCGCCCACCTGGTCGTCCACCTGGGAGGTCAAGGTGGGGCACTGGACCGACGAGGGTTCGTACTGGAACACCGGCCGCTACGGCGGATCGAGCACCCTGTACGAGGGCGACAAGTACGGCTCGGGCTCGCTGCGGGGTCTGGCCACCTACGGCGACCAGATCGTCAACCTGGGCGCGCTGTCGATCCAGTCGATCGGGGTCGCCGTCCGCGGCGTCGGCCTCTCCCCGGCAGACGCCGGTTCGGCGGTCACCCTGCAGGGAGCCCCCTACGGCTCCAAGCCGGCCGGGATGCCCGCCGCCAGCGGGGACACCGTCACCGTCGTGCCGGGTCCCGGGCCCCTCCAGGCGCTGACCTCCCCGATGTGCGAGGCGCTGCGCACCGGCGCCGCCAAGAGCCTGGCGCTCGTCGGCGCTACCTACGCCGCCTGTGCCGGCGCCGGCAACGGCGACGGCATGGTCCTGACCGTCACCGGAACGAGGGCCGCCTGATGTGGGGTATCTGCCAGATCTGCGGGGTCGTCGTCGCCGACGAGCAGCTGCACACCGACTGGCATGCCGCCCACGGCGACGTCGCCCCCGATCCCGTCCCGACCACCTAGGAGGTGCACCGATGGGCACTGACGCCGCCAAGCACGTCATCCCCGCCGGTTCCGACGGCGCTCGCCGTCAGACCCTGCTCGACCTGATCGCGTCGGCCCACGACGTGATCCCCGTCGCGAACGCCACCGAGCGGGCCACCGTCCTGGCGGGCCTGGTCGCTGCCGGCCGCAACCCGGCCATCGCTCCCGTCTACGTCGACCAGCTGGACGTCGGCCTGGTGCTTCGCAACGTCACCACGAGCGACGCGAACTGGGCGACGATCGCCAACGACTCCACCGCGTGGACGACGCCGACCCTGGTGAACGGATGGCTCGTCTACAGCAACCCGCCCTACGAGTCCCCCGCCTACCGCAAGCTCAACGGCGTCGTGTACCTGGCCGGCTTCATCAAGTCGGGCTCCACCGGAACGATCTTCACCCTGCCTGCCGGGTTCCGGCCCACCAAGGTCGCCACGTTCGTCGTCGCGTCCGGTACAGGTTCGGCTGTCGTAGCGGTGAACAGCACGACGCTGCCCGCCGACGGTCAGGTGCAGGTGGCCGCCTACGGATCCGGTGGCTCGAACGCCAACGTGTCCCTGCGCGGCATCAGCTTCCCCGCCGAGGTCTAGAAGGGGCGGCCCGACTGCGGTCGGACATCCCCTGAGCTCGTTGATCGTTCCCAACCTCCCAGCCCCGCCGCGTCCGCGACGGGGCTTCGTCATGCAAGGAGGCTCCTGATGCTCACGATCTTGTCGCCGAACCGGTACCCGGGCCGGATCTCCCCGGTGCGGTACGTGGTGATCCACACGATGGAGGTCGACGAGAACGACCCGAACGTGGCCGAGGCGGTCGCCCGGGTCTTCGCGACCCCGGCGCGGCAGGCCTCGGCGCACGTGTGCGTCGACACCGACTCGGCGGTGCGGTGCGTGGCCGACGAGGACACCGCGTGGGCTGCCCCCGGAGCGAACGCTGCCGGGCTGCAGATCGAGCTCGCGGGGCGGGCCGGGCAGACCACGGCCGACTGGCAGGACGCCGCCTCGCAGGCGGTCCTGGCGCGCGCTGCTGGGGTGTGCGCCGACTGGGTCGCCAAGTTCGGGATCCCACTGCGGCACCTGAGCGTCGCCGAGCTGGCGGCCGGCACCACCAAGGGCTTCATCGGTCACGTCGACGCCAGCCAGGCCTTCCACGCCTCCGACCACTGGGACCCGGGCACCGGCTTCCCGTGGGACCAGTTCCTGGCGATGGTCGCCGCGGCCGCCGGCACCACGCCCGCCCAGCCGCCGGTGCCCGTGCCGGCCGTCGAGCCGCACATCGACGAAGACGGGATCCGCGGCCCGGTCACGATCGGCCGCTGGCAGCAGGTCATGGGCACCCCGGTCGACAAGACCATCTCGACGCCCCGCTCCACGCTCATCGAGCACGACCAGGCCTACCTGAACAGCGTCGTGGCCTCCAGCCACATCCAGGACCTCACGGGCAAGCCGGCGCTCGAGGTCGACGGGGACGAGGGGCCGCTGACGATCGTCGTGCGGCAGTTCTGGCTCTACAACACCCAGGCGCAGGCCGTGCTCGGCCGCGGGCCGCGCACCAGCGACTTCGACCGCGACGCCGGCCCCGAGACCACTCGGCTGCACCAGCACGCTCTCAACCTGGCCCACACCGCGTCGGGCCGGTACTGAGGTGACGATGCCGTACATCACCGAGCCGCCGTGGGCGCGATGGTCGCAACTGGTCGCGCTCGCTGGACGGTACGCGCTCCTGCTGCTGCTGGGACTTCTCACCTGGGACGTCGACGGCTACGCCAAGCTGCTGCAGGCCGCCGGAGCCGTCGTGGCGGGGTCTGCCGCGGTCGCCCTCGTCGGCATCGTGATGCGGTCGTACCGCCTGGAGTGGGTGATGCTGCCGCCGCTGATCACCGCACTGCTGTGGGTGGCGCTCCTCATTCAGCACGGCGCCGACTTCGTCGTCACGCTCCTGGTCGTAGGACTGGCCGTGGCCCAGGCCGACCGGCTGGTGTACCTGACCCGCGTCGCGAGCAAGCTCCGCGCCCTGCCGAAGGGATGACCACGTGAGCGACACCGCCGTCCTGGCGATCGTCACAGCCGTGGGTGGGGCGTCGTGGATCGCTACCATCGTCCGCGCCTGGCTGGACCACCGTGACCGGACCACCGCCCGTGAGGCCGACGCCGACAACCGGTTCACCGGCCGGCTCGAGCGCCGCCTGGAGGCCACCGAACGCCGCCTGTCCACGGTGGAGAACGACCTCGAGGACGAGCGGACGTTCACCTCGCTGCTCGTCGTCGCCCTCGCCCGCGCCGGCATCCCTATCCCCGACCGTCCCACGCGCCGCTGATCAACCCAACATGACCTGAGGAGGTCACATGCTCACCCAGTACGCCAAGGCGATCGCCGCCATCATCGCGGCCGCGCTCGCGGTGATCGGCGCCGCCATCACGGACGGCACGATCACCCCCGTGGAGGCGGTCACGATCGCCATCGCGATCCTGACTGCAGTCGTCGTCTACCTCGTCCCCAACTTCGACGCCGGCGCGCAGGCCTACGCCAAGGGGGTCGCCGCGTTCCTCGGCGCCGGCCTTGCAGCCCTGGCCACCGTTCTCGCGAGTACCACCGGCTGGGCCACCGTGACGCTGTCCGACTGGATCACCGTGGCGCTGGCCGCGCTCGGCGGTATCGGCGTCGTCGTCGTGCCCAACCTGAAGCCGACGAGCGCGCCGAGCATCACGAGCTCCAGCACGACGAGTGACGTCTCCCGGACCTGAGCCTCACCGCACGAACGAAGCGGGCCCCCGTCTCACCCCTTCACCGGGTGGGGCGGGGGCCCGCTTTCGTGCGTTCAGCCGGCCAGGGCGGCCTTGAAGGCGGCTTCCTGGGTGCCGTCGTTGGCGACCCCGACGACATTGCCTGCTCGCACGATGTGCGCCTCGGTGATGCCGTAGGAGCCCACGGCCGTCACGAAGGTCTTGTAGTTCGCGTCGGAGGTGATCAGGTACAGCTGGGCCTTCGTGCCGTTGAACGTGCAGGTGCCCCACTCGTCGACGCCGGGGGCCATGTCCGAGCCGACGGCCCAGCCGGTGCAGCCGATCCTGACGGCTGCCGCGGCGAGCGGATCGCTGGGTGCCGCCGGTGTGGTGGGTGCCGCGCTCGTCGGGATCTGGGTAGGGCCGCTGCTGGCGCGCTGCGGGGAACTGGCGGCGGAGCTGGTCGGATCGGCCGCGGCGCCGCTGGAGGGCGCTGAGGCGGGCGTCTGGCTGCCGGAGCATCCCGCCAGCGCGGCAGCCAGGACGACGGCGAGGGTGAGGGTTCGTGTGCGCACGACGGCGATGATGCTCCGCTCGAGGTGCGTGCGGGGGCGGTTCTGCGGGTGGTTCATGCTGCCTTCCTGACCTCGGTGGTGTGCGGCTGCTCGGCGAGCGGTCGCAGGCGCGCCAGCCCGGCGCGCTGCTGGTCGGCGTGGACCTTGGTGTACAGCGCGGTGGTGTTCAGCGAGGCGTGCCGCATGAGCTCCTGCACGATGCGCACGTCGACGCCGGAGCCGAGCAGGCTGGTGCCGAACCAGTGCCGCAGCTGGTGGCCGGTGGCGTTGACGCCGGCCCGGCGGATCGCCCGGGCGACCACACCACCCACGGAGTGGGCTTGCACGTGGCTGGTGGGGTCGCGGTAGGCGGGGAACCACCAGCCGCGTCGCGGCATGCTGGCCGCGTCGGCGGCGATGACCTCGTGCAGCGGGTTGACCGCGACCACGCCGCCCTTGCCGACCACGGTGACGGTGCCGGCGATCAGGTCGATGTCCTCGCCGCGGAACTTGGCGACCTCGTGCCGGCGCAGCCCCTGGTAGGCCATGAGGTGCAGCATGACGCGAGTGCGGTGGTGCATCCGCGAGCCGAGCACGAGCTCCAGGCCCTCGTCGGCGACCGGCCGCGGCTGCCGACGCGGCACGCGTGGGCTGCGCAGGTTCTCGGTCGGGTCGTCGGGTCGCACGCCGGCGCGCTGCAGGTGGCTCGACCAGGTGTGCACCGCGCCGTAGTACTTCTGCCGGGTGCCCGGCGAGAAGCTCGGGGTCGTCAGCCAGGCGACGACGTCCTCCTCGAGCAGCCCGGTCGCCGGCTTGCCGGTCGCCTTCGCGCACTCGGTGACGATGCGGGCGCGCTCGCTGATGGTGCGCTCCGCCAGGCCCTCGGCGCGCATCTTGGCGGCCCAGATGTCGATCTCGGACATGGACGGTCGTCCTTCCAGGTAGGGGGTTGGACAGACCCATCGGCCGCAGCAGCGGCCACGTGCACCGGACGGCGCGGACTTCGCCCCGGCGACTAGGCCGATCGGGCGGAGACGGCGTCGACCTTCACGCCGTAGCGCTGCTGCACGGCCTGCCGGCTGGTGCCGGTGGCGGCGGCGATCTCGGACCAGGACCGGCCGGCGTCCCGCAACCCCGCCACGGCCCGGGTGATGGCCTCATCGACGGCGTCGCGCACCGCGAGCAGCTCGGCGAGGTCCTCGACGTCGGCGTGCGCCACTCGCCGGCTGTAGGCGCGCAGGATCCGCACCACGAAGGCCCGGAACTCGCTGTGGTCGCCGCCGCCCAT